CAAGTAAATTAGAATCATCTTTATCTTCTTCAAATATTAGTTTTTTCTTATTTAAAGTATTTAAAGATTTAAATATATCTTTATTCTTTAAAAAAGTTATTCTAGCACTTTCTAAAGCTAATGAACCTCCTTTGGTTTTAGGGTTTAAAGAATTTCCATCATTTTTATCAGTATCTTTCATTCTTTTAGTACCTAATCTATCTTTACCAAAATTATCATCTTGGGTATTTCTCTTAGTTGATTGTTTTTTAGGACGACCTAACTTAGGATCATCAGCAGCATATTTTTCTGGTTTTGGAACCCCCCCTGGGTTAGAATACATTCTACCATTACCATATAATGAAGCTAAATCATGGGGTGTACCATATGATTTACCTGTACTAACAGGGTCATTCCCTTCTGCTTCAATTTGAGCATTTCTAAATTGTCTTTTAGAATCTTCTCTAACTAAATCTCTATATTCTTCTGTTTCACCTTCACTAAAGTGATATAAATTATCATAAATCCAATCAGATGGAACTAATTTTTGTTCCAATAATTGAGCTGATAATTCAGCTTTTGATTTTAATAATTCTATTTTTTCTTGTTCATAAATAATAGATGGTGTAGTCATTTCTAATGTAAAATTAGTTAACTTTTCATCTGTGTAGCCTTGAGTATATAAATGAACTAATGCTATTTTATTTAATTCAGATAAAATAATTCTTTGTATTCTATCAATTGTACGAGCAAACCTAATATCTTCAGCTGCTAATGTAGCTTTACCTTCTACATTTTCGTCATATCCTAAAAATGCTTTAGGTATCTTAAGAGCAGCAAATAATTTATTTCTTAAATATTCAACATCTTGAATTCCATCATAATCTAAACCTTTAGTAGTATCAATTCTAGTTGTTGTATCATTACCCCTAACTGGTATGTAAAAATCTTCAAGCATATTTTGCATATTATACTTTAAATTATATTCACCAGTATTTTCATCCATGTAAGGAGTACGTTTCATTTGAGAAATAGTTTTTTGCATAAATGCCTCTATTTCATTTGGCGGTATAGCCCCAACATTCATATAAAATACTCTTTTTTCAGGTGCACGAGCAATTCTATGAATTAACATTGCATCTTCCATTAATGAATATTGCTTAAATAATTTTCTACCTGGTTCTAAATAACTTCTACCATAAGGAAGATAATTAACATCAGATATTAATCTAAAATGAGCCATTTCATAATTATCAATGAATATACCATTATCTTCAGCTCCACCTTGACCATAACCTGTACCATACATTCCTGTACTATCACTAATTATACCATCTGGATTGTATTTAAATCTAATTTCTTGTGGATTTTCAGGATTATATCCTTCTTGTCTTTCAATATGGAATGCTGTATAAGGTATTACATTATAAACACCATATTTTTCAGCTATTTCCATTTTTAAGAAAAAATCACCATATTTACACATTTGTCTTACCCACATCCAACAATTAAATTCAATATTTAATACATCATAAAATAAATTATAAAGTATTTTTTGTATATCTTCATTTGAACTTCTAATTTGAAGTACTTCACCCATATCATTTTTAAGAGTAGATTCATCAGCAACAATATCAAGTGCTGAAGCACATATTGCATCTGTGTCCATTACATCATATTCTGAGTATAATTGAGGTCTTAACCATTGATAATTAAAGCTAAATTGTCTTCCTAATAAGGATGAAGGGGCTGTAGTATATATTCTATTATATCTATCTACTAAGGAATTTGTTTCAATTCCACCCATTTGTTGAATAGTACTACTATCTATTACTTTTAGTTGATCACCACCAACATTACGTATAATAACGTCTGTTGAAAATAATCTTCTTAATCTTGAAAATACACTGGTATTTGCCATGTTTATATATTAGTTATTGTTATAAATATTATTATAGAAGCCATCTTATGTCTTCTTGCCCATCTTTTGTTTTTATATGGTAAGGATTATCAGAACCTTTTGAAAAACCATAACCTCCTTGGTAGGCTGTTCTATTAACTTTCATATTATTTAATGATTGTTTAGTTATATCTAATCCTCTTTGTCTAAATTTTAATGCTGTATCTCTAATGTACATAGCAATACCAAAAGACATTACTAAATCATCATTATACCCTGATTGGGCTTCTGGTCTTCCATTTCTCCAAATGAAAGTTTTCATTTCTTCAATTAGTCTTTTTGATTGTATAGTTACTCCTTTATCACTTATGTATTCTTGAAATTTACCTACTACCATAGGTCTAGTTCTTGATGACATTGTAAATCCAGCTACCATTTTAGAATGATCTTGGTATTTATCAAAATATGAATTTACATTAGTTGATTCTGTTTTTTGAGAATAATAAAGATTTGGATAATTTCTATCTATTGCTACTTGAATTGTAGCCCAACCGATATTAGCATTTTCAATTACTAATAATGCTTCATTATATTCTGTTGCTATACCAACTAATAAATGCCCATATTCTTTAGTGCCTAATTGTCCCTTATATTCAGCAACTTGTACATTTGTTTCTACATCAATTACATGAAATGCAGAATAATCTTTTCCATCACCTCTGGATACATCAGCTACTACTATATATGATCTACTATAGTCTGGAGATTCCCAAACCCATAAATTTTGATCCGCTCCTCTTCTTTCTAGAGGATCCTTAATAAAAGATTTTTCATAATATTCCATATATTCATTATAAAATACTATATCACCAGAAGTACTAAAATCACAATCACACTCTTGTGCCGCCATTCTAGGATCACCTAGTAATTCATCTTGTTTTTTTCTCCAAGCTTCATCTCTATCGGGATGTACATACCAAGGTAATTTAATAGGTAAAAAATCATTTTCACCACCTTCGGCTCTTGTCCATGTTTGATGAAACCAATTACCTGTACCATAAGGAGTACTTAAAGCAATACAACCACCACCAGTTGCTAAGGTTTGTTGAGCTGATGCCCAAATTTCTCCAATATTGTCAATAAAGGCTGCCTCATCAATTAATAGTAAAGATACTGCTTCTGATCTACCTGCATCACTTGATGCTGATGTGGCTTTAATTTGTGATCCATTAGCTAATCGAAGTGTTAATTTATTATTTTCAGGGGCATCAATTTTAAGCCATGAAGGTAAATTTTCATACATAAATTTTACCTTTGTAACCATATTTTTAGCTGTGTCTTGTTTTGTTGCTATACAAAGAATATTTTTATCTTTATGAAAAGTCATTAACCATAAAGAATAACCGGCTGACAAAGTAGATATACCTAACTGTCTAGATTTAAGAATAATAGAATATGGATTATCTCTCCATAACGTTAATACTTTATCCTGGAATGGGAATAGGTTAAATTGTATGCGACCACGTTGGGGGTGCTGTATATAACAGTATTTACGCATAAAATGCACTGGATCTTTAGCACACTTAAGATACTCTGAGCGTATAACTTTTTTTAAATCTGACACATTATTTATTTTTCTTAACCTTTTCCATTGATCTTCCTCCAAAATAAGCACCAATAACTGTTATTAGTACTAATTGTAGTAAATCTGTCCATTTTTCTTCAACTGAAAAAGAAATGGTTCCCGCATCAATGAATATCATAAGAACAGTAGAGACTACCAAGAAAACTAAAACTAAAGGTCTTACATTTTTACTTAACCATGAATCACTATTCATATCAGCTTTCCACCTATCTGTAATGTTAGCTTCCATTTTAGTTTCATAATCTGATATTAATTCTTTTACTTTTAATTCTGCTGCTAGTTTTTCTTCTTTTGATGTATGTAAGTTATCAATAACTCCACCTACACCTTCTATAAGGTCCTTAGCTCCTCCGGAAAATAATTTTGTTAATAAACTCATACTGCGTCTTTTTCTAATTTTTTAACTAAAGATTCTAGTTCCTTTTTTATTGGTGTTTTTTTCCTTAGTATATTTTTTATTTCTTCTTTTCTACTTTCATCATCAGATTTACCATATTCTTTAGCATAAGATATCATTTCTTTTTTAATATCATTTAATGATTTAACTGCTAGATCTAATTTTTTAAATTTACCTCTAGCAGCTTTTGCTGCTTTTACAGCGTCTTTATCATCATCTACATCAATATCTTCACTTGCTAGTTCTTTTTTATGTTTTACAGTTTTCTCTAACTCTTTATTTAATAATTCTTGATTTTTAACTTCTTCATCTGTTGCTTCAGATAAAACAGAAATAATTTCTTCTTTAATGAACGATTTTAAACTTGTTTCTTTCATAATATAGTATGTTTTATTATAAATATGTTAAGATTCTATTATATTTAATATTTGTTCAATTCGTTCTTCTGTAGTGCCTTTTATAGTTTCTACCTTTTTCATCATATACGCATATTTTCTAATAAAACTAATAATAGTAAAATCTATAACATCTCTATAATGTTCATCTATTTCACGTATTCCATTATCTTCAATAGGTAAGCCATCAGGAGAAATATAAAAAATATAATCATATTCTCTAATAAATTCTTTTGCATATTCTATAAATTTATCTTTATCTTGGTAAGGTACAGATTTAGCATTTTGTGTAAATGACATTACATCTATTATTGTTCTATCAGTAATAATATTATCGTTCATTAATTCAGCACAACGTTCAGCTAAAAATACTGTTTGACCTTTTAATGTTGAATCTGTATTTAATGGAATACCTAAATCACTTAAATATTTACTACGCTCTGTAGCAAAATTATAATTTTTAAAAAGTGGTAAATCTTTTAAAGCATTAACCAATGTTGTTTTACCTACACTCATTGTACCACATAAACCTATTTTCATATTGTCATTAATTTTTCATGTCCAACTATTATTGTACTATCTATATTTACTTTATATCCTAACTGTCTTGCTTTATCAGCAAATCCAAAATCTTCCCACTGATTTTCATTTAAAAACTCAAAAGGATTATACATACCATCAAATACTTCTTTTTTTACTAACATAAAACCCATCCCATTAGCCATAACTTCATTTACACCTTCTAATTTATCTTTTATTGTAAGAGTTTCACCATTTAATTTACAACAAGCAAATAAATCATTTGATTTTTTATAAATTCCACTTATAATATCTAAATCATGGTTTAATAATTTTTGAAATTGATCAAATGTAAAAACTTGATCATCATCAATCCACATATAATGTGTTGGTCTATGCATTCTAGCTCTGTCTAATAAAGATTGTCTACTCATACTAACATTAGGAACATAACCATTAACCATGGCCCATTCTATATTATTAATATGTAATTTTTTTATTAATTGAGTCCAACAATTTAAAAAGGTATTACTAAAGGTACTTCCTGGGATACAAAATACTATTTTCATGTTAATTTCTATGGTTTTGCCCCTTTGGAGCTGGTTGTTTATACCAGGGTAGTCCTGATTGTTGTCTAATGGCTTCTTTATGTTCTTCAATTGTTTTAGGTATTCCATAAAGGTAATATTCAGCTTTTTTCATATTACCCTCAGGTATTAAAGCAGGTCCTTCCCAATTATGTAGTTTACCATCCCAAACATATGCAACAGTTCCATCTTTCTTTTTTAATTTTTGGCTAATAGGCCATTCATTTGTTTCTTTTGCCATAATATTTATTTACTTCAATATACGAAAGGTATTTTACCCCTCCAAGATTTTTTCAGCAACAAATGTACCATGAGCTCCTGATACTGAAATACCCCTTGCTGACAACGCATCACCTACAAAGTGTACATTTGGAAATTTAGTTAATGATAAATCTTTATAATTTACTAATGGCTCTGGGGCTAAATACTTAACTTCAGGTACATATATTCCCCAATCATCTTTTAATGTAGGAAATACTTTTTTCATATCATTAATAAAATCTTCTATATAACTATAATATCCTTGAAATGCATCTTTAACTACATCTAAATCATTAATTTTAGTAGCTGATACATCAATTCCTTCTGATGTTGTAGATGGTTCTCTAGTTGGACTATAAAATAAGCCTGTACTATTTTCTTGTACTTTATTTACTAATTCTCTTGCCCATTTAAATGGTTCTTTAATACCTTTAACTTCCATTAGTATACCAAAGTTAGTCATATCATTTCTAAATGCCTCATCTTTTTTAGCATGTCCATTATAACTGTGATCTCCATATGTTTCTTCTACTGCTACGTAAGCTGCATTATTATTAGTACAAAATGATCTTAATGATACACCTTCATCATCAAATTTTCTATACAATTTAAAATCATATGCTATATCAATTAACTTTTGGAAGTGTTTTTGTGGTGCTTCAAACCTAACACCAACTTGTGCTGGTTTTTCTTCAGTTGGTAATTCATATTGTTTCATTATATCTGAAGTAAAATCAATTCCTGATTTGCCTACACCAAATATAAGTTTATCATATATTAAACCTTCTACTAATGATTCAAACCCATCTTCATAATATACTATTTGGTTTTCAAAATCAATATCTGTAACTTTAGTTTCCCAAATAAAATCTACACCTTTATCAACTAAATAATCATACCAACTTTTACCTATTTCATGTAGATAATCAGTACCAATATGCCATACTGGAAATAATCTTAAACCAAAATATGGTTTAATAAAATCTGGTTCTTTATCTGGTGATGATAGTATTATTTGTTCTGGGTGAGGGTGAAATCTAGTAAAATTATCTACTACTTGTTTCATTAGCTCCATTGCTTTTTCATCACCTACATATTTAGATAATTGTCCACCAATTTGAGTAGAATATGTTAATTTACCATCTGACCAACCACCTGCTCCTAAATACCCTGTCATTACCTCTTCATAAGGTCTTAAATATGGATCTTTACCCATATCAATAATAGTGATTTTACCATTAAAATTGTTATCAACTAATTTTGTAGCAGCGTTTACGCCTGCTACTCCTGCTCCAATTATTACTATGTTTTTACTCATTCTAGAATTTAATTTATATGTAAATATACGAAAAAAAAATGTGGACTCCAAATGGAGGCCACAGATCTCTTAAACTTCTTTTTATGCGACTGGCTATGAATCAGTCTTAATTTTTTTAGCAATTACAGCAATCACATGAACATGAAACACCACAATTACATTTTGTACAATTACATTTCATTTTTTTGTTTTTTTAATTAATAATTTATTTTTATCTTTCAGGTCCTACTTGATAATCAGCTTGATCTGCATCTCTATTAATATTATTTAAATAACTATACTCATTATAGTCATCTACTACTTCTTCTTTACTAAAGGCGTCTACTGTACCATCAAACAAATCATCTCTATGTGTTCTAATGTAATCAAAAGCATCATCTTGATCTACATCTAATTCGTTTCTAAGTATATCTAATACACTTCTCATTGCCCTTTTTCTTTCTGAATTTGAAGCTTTAACATTAGACATCTTACCATCATCTCCTCTTTCCATTTTACCTGGAGATAATCCAATTGCTTCTGCTTCATCTAAATCTGGGTTTCTATATGAGCCCATCCAATAAGCTAATAAATCTTTAGCTTCTTTTTTTTCAAGATTAAATTCTGCTTGTAAATAAGGAACAGCACCAAACATATTAGTTTTACCTGATATTCTTAATTTGGAAAGAAATTCCATATAATCTCTAAATCTTTTAGTATCTCCTGGTCTATTGTATGAAGCTGCAAAAGCATTTCTTTTTGCGGTTGCTGGGTCATATTCACTAGTATAGTCTTCTTTTAATAGTTTACCTTCAGCTAAATATTTTTTTAAATCGAAATTATCCATTTTGTTTTATTTTAATTAAAACTGTTTTCATATTTTTCTATATCATCAGCAGAATAATAAATAGCCATACTAACATCTCTTTCATCAT